GATATAGCGATAACACGATACGACGGCCCGGCGACGAATCGAATCGGCGGGGCAAACAGGCGGCGGGGGGTCGGCGCGCTGACCGGACTCACCGACGTATCGCCAAAAAAAAAAAAAAAAATTTAAAAGTACCACCAAGATAGTAGGTCAAAAAATTTTTTAAATGGTAAAATTGGGAGTAGCAAATACGT